ACCATGCAGTACCACTACCCCAAGGTGGACGAGGCCAAGCGGGTCGTCAAGTATGCGGCCGTGCGTGACCTTGGCAATAGCATCAGGGTACTGGTATCAGGAGCTAAGGATGGTCGCCCCGTAGAGCTTTCGAGTGACGTACTAAGGGCGTTCGAAGCCTATATCCGCAAGATTAAGCCTGCGGGGGTCGTGGTCTCTGTACGCTCTGCTCCCACTGACCATATACGCATCGTGGCCACCATCTACGCCGACCCCACCATCCTATCCCCTCAAGGGGTGAGATACCGAGACGGCTCGAGACCCGTAGAGACGGCTATCGATGCCTACTTCTCGGGCATCGACTTCGGGGGCACGTTTAACAAGACCCGCCTCGTCGATGCTATCCAAGCCGTCGAGGGGGTCAATGATGTCACCCTCGGCGACTGCTCTGCCCGCCCCCACGCAGGGGACTACAAGCTCGTCGTAGGCAATAACTACACCGCCTTCAGTGGCTCGATAGTCGCTGACGACCTCACCTCAACCCTTAGCTATGTGGTATAAGTTCGACCCGCACAAGTTTGCGGAGGCAATGCTTCCGCCCCTGCTCCGCTCTAAGGTGCTCCTTGCACTCCTCAGGGCAATGCTCACCCCGCTGAAGCGACTACTCGACAACTTCCGCCTCTTCCGTGAGGACGTACACCGACGGCTCAACACTACGGGGCAGACCTTCTCCCTCGAGGGGGCGCTTAATGATAAGTATCAGCTCCCTCCAGGGGCGATCTACATCACCGATTCCGAGGATAGACGGCTCTATCTCTACTTTGCCAGCGAGCGAGACGCCTCTCTACACCTACACCTAGAGGAGGAGCATCAGCCTCCCTTCCACCTCGGATTCACCCACGAGGGTAGGCATGAGCCTGACTTCACCGTTCACATCCCCTCCTTCCTCCGCAGTGAGGAGGAAGAAATCCGCCGATTCATCAACCTGTACAAACCAGCAGGCAGAACATATAAGATAGAGTACTACGACTATGAATAATCTTCATTTTTCCGAGGGTGGACAGCCTATCTCCCTCGATGATCTCAAGCAACTGAACGACAATATCAACGAGGGGCTCGCCCTACTTGCGAAGCTCTGTGGCGACGGTATCCTTGACGGATGCCAATCGGGCGGACAGATCAATGGTAATGGCACCCTTGCAGGCATCACAGAGGGGCACGTCGTCATTGGAGGAGTCATCTATGAGGTTGACCGAACGGAGTTATACTTCGAGGGGATTGGTCTCCCAGACCTCCCAGAAGTCTACCTAGTACCAACGACAGAAGAGAGCCGTACCATGGAGTTCGCTGACGGGAGCACACACCCCACACGCAGCAAGAAGAAAGCGGTCGTGGTCCGTGAGCGCCCCGTGAATGGAGAGTACCTCGCTTATAAGATGGTAGTGTCAAACAAACCTGTTCCTTTCATCCCGAGGAGCGAGGAGGCGAAGGTTGACAGCTATAGTATCCTTCGCGATGGCAAGCAGGTCGGCAAGATGAATCTCCATGTTATCAACGGACTCCCTCGATTTAGGGCTTGCGAGCTGCATATTCCCATCGACAACAATGTCATCAGATCAACAGATGCTGTGAATACGATGTACACCATCGATGGACCCAACTCCAACAAGCTCTACTTCTCCCTTCGCAACGTAGTAGATATCTGGCAAAGGACGACCTACGACATCATCATCGCAGGGGGCAACATCTCGCTGCAGAAGGAGGGCCAGCGCATCAACGAATTTGACGGTCATGGGCTTAATGCCTTTGCTCTCATTAAGACAGACTACTCTCTCGTATGAACAACTCTCAGATAGACCTCATCAAACGTGCCGAGGCCCTCGCGTCCAAGACTGAATCGGGCTCAATCACCCCCGAAGAGCTCGGCTACCTCATCCGCGATGTCGCCGCCTATGTCGCCGAGGTAGAGCGCGAAGGTGGAGCACTCGGCGTACGTAAGGTGTACACCTCCATCTCGGCGATGAAGTCGGATACGACTCCCACTGGCGACGACGACAAGCCCCTACGCCGTGGCAACCTCGTTGCCGTTTATGACGATGCTCACCCTACGGCAGCGGACAACGGGCGTATCTACGTGTACACAGGGGCAGGCTACACGGAAGTTGCACATCTGCAGGTGCACCTTAGTAACCCCTACTCGGATGAAGACAAGGCAAAGGTAGACCTCATCAAGACCGATGCTGGTGAGGATCACTACCTTGCAGGCGACGGCAGCTATAAGCCTATCCGTGTGCCTAAAGCCCCCGTGCAGAGCATCTCCGTGGGCGGTACGAACCTCCCTCCCGACTCTCGTGGTAACGTTGACCTCACCATCCCCAAAGCACCAGTGCAGGGGGTGGCAGTCAACGGCAGCACTGTCGCTCCTGACGAGTCGGGCATCGTCAACATCGAGACCAAGAGTGGCACGGTACAGAGCGTCACGCTTAATGGACGCAAGGCGCTCCCTGATGAGTCGGGCAATGTGGCTATCTCCATCGACGAGGTAGCCGTCGACGACACCCTCAGCGCGGAGAGTACCAACGCCGTATCTAACGCTGCAGTCACGGCCAAGCTCAACGAGGTAGAGCGTGCCACCATTGCAGGGATGGATGCTCAGCTCTCAGAGGACGAGCAGACCGTCACGCTCAAGCTCACCAACAAGCAGGGGGGCGAGGTAGCCTCTGTTGACCTCCCCGCAGGTGGGAAGGGAGGCGGAGGCGGTGATCAGCAGACCACCCGCATCATCCTCACCTCCTCGGTGTCGCAGTCGGCCGTCAAGGCTGGCGACACCGCACAGCTGACCTACACCTACCGACATGTGTCGGCAGACAACGACGAGGCGCCTACGGGCGTTCAGGCAACTATACGCCTGACCATTCGTCGAGGGGCGACCCAGCTCCTGGAGCAGATCATCCCCGACGTATCGGCAGGGATGTACACCCTTGACCTTACGCCCTACCTCACCACGGCAGGAACAGTAGACGTGCAGATACTCGCCACGGCTACCAACGCCGAGGGGAAGACGCAGAAGCGCACGATCGCCACCTCTGTAGCTGTCTACGCCCTTGCGCTTAACTCAAGCTACTCCCTCTCCTCTGGACTACCAGGCTACGCTACAACGGACATCCTGGCTATCCCCTATGCTGTCACTGGGGTGGGCAACAAGACCATCACCCTCTACATCGATGGGGTGAGCTACAGCGTGCAGAGCGTCACGCGCGCGGGCACGACGAACGGCACCTTCCAGGTACCTCTACAGGGGGCACACGAGGGGCGACACACGGCGCAGCTCATCGCCGAGCTCACCATTGGAGCAAAAGAGATCCGCAGCGAAAGCATCTACTTCGACTACTACGTCGGTAAGACGGAGGACCTCCCCCGCATTGGCGTGATGCTACGTCGCCGCGATGGCCACATCCTCTCAGCTGAGGACCATCTATCCCCCCGCCTCGACGCAGAGCAGTTTGCGAGCTACAGCTTTAGCTACGCCCTCTACGACCCTCAGCGCCAACCTGCCGACCTATCACTCCAGGTAGGCGACTCCGAGGCGCTGTCGCTCTCTATGGGCCGAGGCGCGGAGGTCTACACCTCGCGCAGCGTCGTTGCAGGGGATATCCCTGCACGCCTATCCACGCGTCTTGACGTGAGCTACGACCTCACCATCTCCGTGCGTGAAGGCCACGTTAACATCGGGGAGGTCACCGACGGCGTGACCCTCGCTCTCTCAGCACTCGGGCGCAGCAACTCCGAGGCTAATCCAGCCACGTGGAAGAGCAGCGGGATCTCCACCTCCTTCCGTCAGTTCGACTGGGCTGCTGGTGGCTGGGACGGCTCGTCGCTCCAGCTTGTCAACGGCTCATCCATCACTATTCCTGCTACCTTCTTTGCCACCGACCCGATGGGTCTTGGCGGTACGATCGAGCTGGAGCTTCGTACCGACAACGTCCTCTCATCGACGGGTGCGGTCGTCTCCTGTATTGACGACAAGGGTGTCGGATTCGTCGTCACGGGTAAGCAAGCCGAGCTGCGCACCGCGTCAGGTGCGGTCGTAGTCACCAAGTTTGCCACGGGTGAGTTCTATCGCATCGCCTTTGTCGTGCAACCTAAGTCGGGGAGTCGACTCCTAGAAATTTACGTCAACGGCATCCGCTCAGGGGCGGTGAGCTACGGGCAGGCGGATACCCTCCTACAGGTTGCCTCCAAGCCCATCGACGTGACCAGCCAGCACGCCGACGTACGTCTGCGTGCCGTGCGCCTCTATGGTCGTGCCCTCGCCGATGACGAGGTACTCAGCAACTACATAGCTTCCCGCCCTGATGCATCTGAGGTCGTGACGCTCTATGAGCGCAACGATGTCCTCGGCGACGACGGAGCCGTCTCCCTCGACAAGCTACGTAGCCAAGGCAAGAGCGTGCTGCGCATTGTGGGCAACGTCCCCCTCGTCAATGAGACCAACACAAAAAAGTTCGAGGTATCGGTAGACATCTACTTCTACTCGGGCTTCGGCAAGCAGTACGACTTCGTCTGCAAGGGGGCGGGGCTGCGCATCCAAGGGACGTCTTCCACGACCTATCCCAGAAAGAACTACCGCATCTACCTCGACCGCAAGAAGAAGTACAATACCACCCTCACGGTGGGCGGCATCGAGCAGCAGGAGCTTAAGTATGCCTTTACGCCTGGAGCGGTCCCCGTGTCGATCTTCACCATTAAGGCGGACTTCGCCGAGAGCTCATCGACGCACAATACGGGGCTGGCGAAGCTCATCGACGAGACCTTCCGAAGAGCAGGCATTCTAACTCCTCCCCAGAAGGCTTCGCAGGGCGTTCGAATAGCTATCGACGGCTTCCCGATGGATGCCTTCTTTGACATCGATGGGTCTGGCCACAACACCTACCTGGGCAAGTACAACTTCAACAACGACAAGAGCGGTAGTGAGGAGGTCTTCGGCTTCGTCAAGGATGAGAAGTGCATGTGCCTGGAGTTCCTCAACAACTCCGAGCCACTCGCTCTCTTTGCCACCGACAATATGGCGACCTTTAAGACTGCGCTCGAATTCCGCCACCCCGACGGGGTCGAATGGGACACCGCCAGCGAGGCACAGAAGAACGCCGTACGTCGACTATGGAAGTGGATCATCAACTGCAAGGGCAATGCTACGAAGTTCAAGCGCGAGGTGACTGACTACTTCGACGTGGATAGCCTCACGGGTTGGTATGTGCTGACGGAATATTTCATGATGGTCGACCAGCGCGCCAAGAACATGATGCTCGCCACGTGGGACGGGCTGCACTGGTACTTCCTCCCCTACGACAATGACACCGTCCTCGGGGTGCGAAATGATGGTAAGGTCGTCTACGACTACACTATCGATGAGAACACCTTCGACGAGACGATCGGCTCCTACGCCTACGCTGGGCACGACTCCCTCCTTTGGCAACTCGTCAGAGAGGCTCTTCCCGACAAGCTCCACGAGACGGCGCAGAAGATCCGCGCTACTATGAGTAAGGAGCGAGTACTGGAGATGCTCAACGGCAAGTTTATGGCGAACTGGTCCGAGCGAGCCTACAATAAGGACGGGGAGTATAAGTACCTCCAGCCCTACACGGCAAGCGGCATCGACTACCTCTACTGTCTGCAAGGCTCTCGCTACGCTCACCGCACGGCGATGATCAATGACCGCTTCGCCCTGCTCGACGCACAGCATCTGGCGGGTACGTACCGAGCTGACGCGCTGCGCCTCTACTTCGCGCACCAGTTCTCAAGTGACCGCAAGCGCATCAATATCACTGCCAGCGAGCGCTACTACTTTGGCTACGGCTATACATCCAAGGCACCCCATGTCTCAGGCGTTAGAGCGGACGCAGCGGGCTCGAAGGTCTCCCTGGAGCTGGATATCGACCTCATCGTCAACGACCCGCAGAACGTTTACGGGGCAAGCCGTATGGCCGAGCTCGACCTCTCCGACGTGAGTGCCTACATTGTTGGCACGGCGAACTTCGACAAGTGCTACCGCCTCTCCAAACTCAACGTCTCCTGCGCCACGGGACAGACCACCCTCACGGCGGTGACCGTCGCCGCCTGCCGTGTGCTTGAGGAGCTGAGTGTGGCGGGGCTTCGCTCCCCTTCATTCCGCTCGCTCGACCTCACGGGCAACCCTCGTCTCAAGAAGCTCGATGCGTCGAACACGGTGCTTACAGATATTGTACTAGCTAACGGTGCTCCCATCACAGAGCTTCGTCTTCCCGAGACGCTCACAACACTGCGCCTACGCTACCTCCCCAAACTCACTACAGAAGGGATCGTAGGACTGAACGCTGAGTCTGTCACGCGACTCTGGTACGAGGGATGCCCACAGATCGACTGGGAGGCGCTCCTGGAGCAGCTCACCGCTGTGACGCACCTGCGTATCGTCGGCATCGACCGCACGGGTGACGTTGCTTGGCTCAACCGCTTCCTCACCAAGGGAGGGATCTCCGCATCGGGGTCGCTCACCACGACCTGTGCGCTGGTGGGCACATACCGCCTCACGCAATTCCTCTCCGACGTTGAGTACGACAAACTCGCTGCTCACTTCCCCGAGCTTAGCATCCGACAGCCCGAGTACACGATTGTCGGGTACGTCAACCGCACGGTGGATAAGCAGGGCTTCCCCCAGGAGGTGCTAGCCACGGATAGATGGTTCAACCACGACAATCAGACGGGCTTTGGCTTTAACAAGCCCTACACCCCCTCGGGGCATCTGCTACGCATCTTCAAGGCGCGCCATCGCTGGCGTGGTCGCGAGGAGAAGCGCGGAGAGATGGTCGTTTATCCGCTCAGAGACGATCACTTCGGCTACTACGCTGATGGGCTCACACGCGACCTATCTACGCCGACCAACCTAGCCGATGCCGAAGAGGGTGGGGTTTGGGTGAACGAGCCACACTACTGGTACAAAGGCATCCACGATGGGGACACTTGCACCGACTACCAGGTGTATAGTTCGCTCCTCGATGAGCCTCGCCGTCCAGAAGGGAAGCTCTATGATCTGAAGGCGATTGATAGTAAGCTGAAGCCCGTGCTCCAGCACTACATCCGCTGTCCCAAGGGATCAGAAGGCAAGAACATCTCTGAGTGTATCTACAAGTATCGCGCGGGCTACACCAACGAGAATTCCTGTAACCTCTACTCGTACATCAAGGTACCTGTCAAGGGGTACAAGAGGGTGAAATTCCCCCTGTGCAACAACGGATACAGCAACTCCGACGACCCAAAAGACGAAGTCAAGCATCAAAGCTACTTCCAGCCAGCACCCTACGCCGATCGATTTAGGTGGGAGCGAGGATGCATGATCTCAGCGGTCTTCACGGATGCGGATGGCAAGATCCTTAAGGTCATTCGACTCTCCAACAACGAGTACCCGCTCTTTGTATTGGACTACGTCGCAAGCATCCCTCACGGCGCAGCCTACCTCTACACCTCTGTCCTCACCGAGTTCATCGACAGCGAGATGGAGATTTGGCTCACGAATTCCACGAACCCTGCCGACTGGGAGCCCCACTGGCAAGAGCACAAGGAGACCTGGACATCAGCTGTTCCGATGCACTGGCAAGAAGGCGAGAGCCTACCCGAGATGACTATTGGGGAGAGCAAGAGGCTCGGGAAGAAAGGTGAGATGCAGTATAAGTTTATGCTACTTCATGGCATGTACGACCAGCTCTCTTATGAGGAGTACAAGGACCTCCGTAACCTCCTCTGGGCACATCACGGCAACTTTAAACTGCGAGATATCTATGGATGGGGAGATGGAATTACCGAGAGCGAGGCGTACTTCAAGGGCTTTTTCTCATTACCAGAGGCGGGTATGGTAGGCACCACGGCACGAAACCCCCAAGGGAAGATTTCCGAACGTCCTGGCGTCATCGTGCAGGATGGCAATCGCAACCCCATCTACAAGGAGTGCCCTTATCCAACCGCCTTCGGATATATCTGGCTTCCAAGCTCGTTCATACTCTCGCTGTCAACATACACGAAAGAAGGTGTTTACTGCGCGCACTCCAAGCACGATGCTGTGCGTGGTGCTGTCACCACGCGAAGAGATCATGCAAGCATAGGCGATCACTACAATGCCCTTGTGTGGATGCGTGAGTGGAGACACTTTGGAGGCGTTGAGCGCCGCATTCACCCGCTCGGAAAATACGAGCGCAAGGAGTATGCACTGGAGACGTCAGTACTCCAGGTCGTGGGTGGGAGATATATGGACATTGTCACGCGAAAGAATGGGGGGAGTCAAAATGTAGGTTGTGCGATGCGCAACCTCTTTGGCGAGCTCCTCAACGACAACGAGGTGTATGCAACAAATACCGAAACATGGGGCAGGAACGCCGACGGCGGAGTTTACACCAAATGGGACTGGTCGCGACAATTCCTCGTCCCCATCTTCCGTGGCAAGGTGATCAAAGCCTCCTCTCCCGAAGAGCTCCGCAAGCTCAAGCATTACAAGTTCCTCCTCGAAGAAAGACCAGACCTCAGCAAATGGTAACGACAGATCGCCAAAGCGGCAACCCCTATATGAGCGGTAAGCTCCTCTACTGCATTGATCCGCTCAATGAGCGCTACCTCATCGCCTACGACCTCCAGGAGATCGACAGCGAAGAGGGAGCCCTGAAGCAGTACACCTATCTCACCGAAGTATTTGACCACCGCCCCTCTCTGCATGAGGTGGCGGAGGTCATCTACCGCCCATACAACGATCTCTGCGACGATCGGGTGCTTCGTGGCTTCAGCTATACCACGCTGGAGGATACCCCCGTCACACGCCACGTATGGCTGGACGAGACCAACCAGCGCAACTTCCTCGGAGAATTCACCTTCGCCAAGCTCTTTGACGGCGTGAATCTGCCGACCATCATCAAGATGGGGCTCTCCGAGGATGAGGCCTACTATTATCAGGTCTCCACGCTCAACCAATACAAGCATTTCATCCTCTCCGCGCTTGGCCACATCAAGCAGTGTCTCTCCGAGTGCTGGACAGCCAAGCAAGCAGTAGACCTCACCCCTTACACCCTTGACAGCAATGGCACGGAAGAAAACGAAGCAGTATCATAAGGCGGAATCTCAGCCTGCTCGACGCATCTCTGAGGGATCATACAACAGCAGAGAGGTTGTTGACATCGTCCTTAGCGCCCCTGAGCTTTTCTACTTCGACATACAGAAGTACATCAATGCGATCAACTCCGCAAAGGCCGTAGACTTCTCCTTCCGCTCTCGACTATACGACATGTATGAGTCGGCGCTCATGGACCTGCACCTTGCAGGGGTATTAGCCAAGCGGCTTAAAGGGGTTACTAAGGTGCCCATTGAATTCTCTCGAGACGGTGTACCCGACGAAGAGATCAACCGCCAGCTCGCGTCCCCATGGATGAAGCAGCTTCGCGAGGAAATCATCCTGGCGCAGTTCTGGGGATTCTCGCTCTTACAGTTCTATACTGATGATGAGGGGGACATCCGCTTCTACTCCGTGCCTCGCAAGCATTACGACCCAGTCAATCAGGTCCTGCTCAGACATCAGACAGACAGCAATGGGACTCCCATCTCCGAGTTCCCTAACATGCTGTTCGTCGGAGGTGAGCGTGACCTTGGCACCCTAGCTCAAATCCTCGTAGCGGTTCTCTACAAACGAAATAACTACGCAGACTGGGCTAAGTACTGCGAACTCTATGCTATTCCAATCCAGGAGTACACCTATAATGCTGGCGACGAAGAGACACGTCGACAGCTCCTCCTTGACGCCCGTCAGCGAGGCAACAACGCCGTGTACATCCACCCAGCGGAGAGCAACTTCCAATTTGTTGAGAGCAACGCCAAGTCTGGCACATCTGAGCTCTTCAAAGACTTCACGGACTACTGGGACAACCAGATCGCCGTGCGTGTCCTTGGCAACACCCTCACCACCTCGGCGTCATCCACAGGCACACAAGCACTCGGCACTGTGCACAAAGCGGTAGAAGAGGAGCTCAACGAAGATGACTGCAACACTGTGCTTGATGTACTCAACTACTACATGCTCCCCATCTTTGAGTCACTTGGATTCAATGTGTCGGGCGGGAAGTTTGTCAGCGCAAAGCGCAAGGAGGTTGACACCGCGCGTCAAGCGGACATCTACCTCAAGATGCAGCAGCTCAACCTACCGCTCGACCCTGACGACGTGTACGAGACCCTCGGGGTGAAAAAGCCCGAGGACTTCGACGAGCAGATGGCCGAACTTGAGGAACGTCGCAAAGCGCTTGATGATGCCCTCGGTGGGGCTTCGAAGGATGATAAAACGCCGCCCGAAGAGCCAACGAAAGATGACAAGGGAAGCAAGGGAATCAAGGACAAGCTGGCGCATTTTTTCGGTTTAGCCCCAGGGGAGACTCCTCTCGGGGCGGACAACGACTTCTGATCAACGAGCTCTACTATGGTTGTCCCTGCGCCTCTTGCTCATCCATAAGCAACTCCACTCCACCAGAGGCGGTATTCTCCCCTGATGTACTGGAGGGCTTCCTACACAAGATATACGACGGGTTTGATGTCTCTAACGACATCGAGCCAACAGCGTGGAGGGAGGTGCTGCGCATTATGAATTCTGGGGCTGTGCAAGGGCTCTCCGAGAGCATAAACCCACCGACCCACGAGGAAGGCTTCTTGCGAAGCATCCGCCACTCCAACGAGGTGTTCTCCGTATTCAAGACCCACGCAATGGGAACAAAGATGGCAGAGCGACTCATCGGGGAGGACGGGAAGCTCCGCTCCTTCGAGGAGTGGCGTAAGGCTGTTGCCCCCATCGCTCGCCATCAGGTAGGCTCGTGGCTACGCACCGAGTACGACACCGCTGTCATTCGTGCTCACCAGGCGGCTGACTGGCTCGAGTTCGAAGCCAATAAGGACATCTTCCCCAACCTGCAGTGGATGCCTACCACGTCGGTATCTCCCGAGTCAAGTCATCAGGTGTTCTGGTCAAAGCCCGTCATCCTCCCCGTGGATGATCCCTTCTGGCAAGAGCATCGACCAGGTGACCGATGGAACTGTAAGTGCTCTTTAGACGCCACCGATGCTGACGTGCAGCGTCTCGATCCGCAAGAGCGCAAGGAGGCTGCAAAGCCAGAGCATCAGGCACAGCGCGGACTTGAAGGGAACCCCGCCTATAAGGGGCTCATCACGGATAAGCACCCTTACTATCCCGAGAGCTGCTCCAAGTGCCCGTTCTACTCCTCCAAGGGCATTAAGGGCTGGGTGCGCAAGCACCTCTCTAATCGAGTCAAGGACTGCCATAATTGCCCTTATGTAGACAAGGTGATACACGAGACTTCTGCCAAGCCTCCTCTATCTGAAACCTACACAGAGGTTGAGGGGTATGAGGGGAAGATTTACGTAAGTCCGCATCATCTAAAGACGGAGCTTGATGAAAATGTACGTGTAGCAAAGATCTTGACAGAGGTACTAGGTGAGAAGGTTTACCTACTCCCATATGTAGATCCCTCTGACAAGGACGCAAAAAGCAGAAGAGCTATTCTTCATCCGCCTGGCGTTGTTGAGAGGAAAAACCCCGACTACTTGATTGGAGGTAGACTATTTGATGCAAAGGTGATGAAGGATAAACCCGAAATACTTGATGCTGAACAGCAGAAGGGGAAGCTCCACAATAAGATCTCTGCTGCAAAGGCGCAGGCTACGCACTTCGCTATCGAGATACCGTCCAATTATGACATGAAAGTCGTCACAGCCTATGTCAATAATTACCTCGAGAGAAGCTCAAAGGAGAGAATCATAGTCATCATCCACAAAGGCAAGGCACATGTCTTCGAAACTAAAAAAGGGAAGCCATGAGGCTTCCCTTAGGGGGGTTCCAGTCGCTGATTACTCAACGGCTAGATCCAAAACAAAGATAGTCATTAATTTTTACAATGCAATCTGCTAAACTCCTTAAAGTCATTACCCGACTCACCGCAGAGTATGAGAAGGAGATCAATGTAGTCTTACCTCGCAAGGTTGCGGTCCTGGCGAAGCAACACTACAAGGCTAACTTCCGACAGTCGGGTTTCGTCGATGGAGGCTTGCGTCCATGGCAGCGTGCCCAGCGAGAGGGAGGGTCAAGCACCTCAGCTCAGTACCGCACGCTCACCTCCGCACGCAACCACTTAATGAGTAGCATTGAAGCTGTGCCGAGTAGAGCTTCTGTACTGGTTTACAACCCCGTCCCTTATGCCCGCATACACAATGAGGGCGGTATGCTTATCTCTAACCCCACTGTCACGCCCAAAATGCGCAAGTGGTTTTGGGCGCAGTACTACCACGCTGGGGGAGACAAGGGAGGAGAGGCTGCCGAGAAGTGGAAGCGCATAGCATTAGGCGCACGCGACAAGCTGATGATCAAGGTACGTATGCCTAAGCGACAGTTCATCGGCGAGAGTAAGGAGCTACGCGAGCGTATCAACGAAGAGATCATCAAGAGTATTAACAAGGTTAGCGATAACGCACTCAAGGAATAACTATGGAGTATTTAATTCTGCCCATCATACAGCATATCTCTAATGGTATGCCAGAGCTAATGGTCGTAGATGAAGACTATGGACAGCTGGAGGTTGTAGACGACGATGGTAAGCTCATGTATGAGCTCACATACCCCGCAGTGCTTGTTGACCTAGAGCAGGTCGACT